TGGATTTATATATTTTCTTGAATCACATTTAAGTCCAAATTCAGTCATACGGGCTATGGCACACTTTTTACATATTTCAATACGATCTTCAATAAATTTTTCCATACGCGTATATATATTATAGGTAAGGTTTATCTCTATCAAGTAACTCTTTAGTTTTCAATTGTTTAGCATAATGCTTTAACATTCGCTCAACATCATCCTTACGATATTCAACCTCATAAATGGTTTGTTTACCTTCTCTATCAATATGAATTAATTTAAGACTCTTTACATCAAGTTCTGGATTTAATTGTTGAATCATATAAGCATATAAACTAAGTTGAAGAGTATAATGATAAAAATTAGAATCCATTAAATTATTCAATGGATATTTCATCATTACATTTTTCTTTTTAGAAGAATTATAGAAACTCTTTTTCTTAATTTCTTTATTTGTCTTATAATCAAATATAAACAAATCATTTCCAGTCCTTACTAACAAGTCTATTTGTCCACTTATTCGAAGTCCTTCTGGAGAAATTCAAGAAACAAGATATTCTGGATAAATACCTTCCTCTAATTTTTTTGGATAATATCCTTGTTTACAAGAGTACTTTCCAACTATATTTGGACATCCAAATGAAGATAGATCAAAATCTGTTTTACCATAAAAAGAGTTTTCAGCAAGTGAATGAACTCAGGTTCCATGCTCGCAAGCTTCGTCTCTAGTAGAGTGTCAAGAATCTAAAAATTCTTGTACCTTAGCATCAAAATCTTCTTGTTTAATTTTCAATTTTTCTACTAACTCTGGTTTTCATATTTGTGTATTCAGAAGACCTTGCTTAACTAAACTAAAATGATCTGGATCGGCAAGTGCTTCTAAGGCTTTATATTTACTAAAGAAAGATTCGTTAAATTTATTTTCATATTCTCCTATAAGAGTAGTTACTGATATGTATCGAGAACCATCTTCCTTACTTAAATACACATGTGGAGCATCAGAATAGATTACATCAGAATTTTCTTTATCTACTTGATACCCAAATAGTGTTTTTGATTCAATTCCTTTAAGTGCTGGCATATTACATTAGTCCTCCTCTACTTCTTTAAATTTTCAAACATATCCGTATGCAGATTTACGTTTTCCGTTTATTACTTGGTAAACCATAGCAGACGTCCCTTTACCTATTCATTCTAGAGCCTTATTAATATTTTCAAATTCTGCCTCAAATTCACCTGTTTTATGATATAATAAAACAGGTCTTATTTTCTTTTTGTACTCTTTTCTATCTTTTGGGTCAATATAATCGGTTCTATATTTATCAAAATTATCATTTTTGTAACGCCAAATATATTCTCCAGCACTAACTCGTTTTCCATCACAAACTTGTTTTATGGAACCAGCATCAACTCCAATTTCGTGCTCCGCATCTATCGGAGAATCAAAATTTGCAACAAATTCACCAGTTCCTGTATATTGTGTTATAGGGATTATTTTATAGAACTGGTCAATTGGTTCTTCGGTTCCATTTCAGTAAGTTCATTGAAAACCAAATGCAGTAGGCTTCTTTCCTTTAATGCAGGCAATTATTCCATTTTTATTAACGTTAAGTTCTCTTGCAGTTTCACGAATACCGTGTCAAGATCTTATAAAATTACCATAAAGATCGTATTGTGCTATATCTTTTTTATATTTATCTTGTACATAACACAATGTATCATGATCGGCTGTACCATATCCTCCAGCAACAAGATTCATGCATAAAGGATCTGTTTTATATTTATCCCCTATTCAATAAACCTCTCGGTCTCTATTTATTTCTTGAGAAGGATTTATTTCTAATATCTCTTTTATATATGTTTCTCCATTTATTGTACCGTATTTTTTAAAATACGCAAAACAAAACGTTCCAGAACCAGTATAAGTATCTTTATCAATCGACTCTCCATAAAAAGTTCTTTTTCCTAGATAATATCTTCCGGTCGGAAATCCTTTTAAGAATGTAATTTTATAGATGTAATAAAACATCTGTCTTTTAACACGTTCGTTACTCATCAACATTAACATTTTACATTTATATAATCACTTACTTATCGTAAGTCTCTTCCATTATAGTCTCTACGTCAACTTGTCGTGTTCCTAATTTTGGTTCTCTGTTTGGACACGAAACATTTACGCATTTGAGTAATTCTGATACTGCACATTTTGTTCGTGTTGCATCTAACGTCTGACGTAAAGATGTTTCTCTATCTTGAAGTTCTATTATCTGTTCGTCTTTCTTTTCAAGTCTATCGTTTAAATTAGTTATCTGCTCATTTAATTGAGTTATTTGATCTGATTGTTGATCAGCAAGTTTTTCCCATCTTTCATCTTCTTTCTGTTTATTATCAATCTTCATACCTTTCTTTTGTTCTCGTACAGTAAAAAGACTAATTAATTCTCCTATGCTGACACTGCCTACAACAGCAAGAGCTATAGTACCTCATTCAATCATTTATTTTATAATTCTAAAGTTTTAAATTAATCATTTTCTTATTGACGTATTTATCCAATATTTGCGAGGCAAATATAAAAAATAATTTTGAAAATTCCAAATTTTTTAGTATTTTCGCGTGAAATATTTAAAACATTAATGCTTATGAAAGAACCTAAAATTATTTATAATAAATGATTGCCGTTTGAAGGATATACGGCAATGACAGTATTTAATTATATTTTTGTTAGAGAAGAATATAAAAATAGAGGAATTAATAATGGAACAATTAATCATGAAAAAATTCATATGGCTCAAGCATATGATTTTGGACTTGGATTCTTTGGTTTCTTTATATTTTATTGGTGATATCTTTTAGAATGATTGTTCAAGTTACCCTGATTCTTATTTGGATATGCTCCATATAGAAGTATCAGTTTTGAGATAGAGGCTTATACTAAAGAATATAATCTGAATTATTTAAATTCCAGAAAGAGATTTAACTGATTAAGATATTTGTTTAAAGGAATTAAAAGAAAATAAAATGAAATTATTAGTTGACAGAAAATGAAAGAAAGATACATATACGATAGGAAATCTATATGTAAACGGAAAACTATTTTGCAATACTCTTGAAGATAAAGATAGAGGTCTTAAACAAACTGATCCTTTAGCAACAATTAAAGCTAAGAAAGTGTATGCAGAAACAGCAATTCCAACTGGAAAATATGCAGTAGTAATGAATGTCACTTCACCTAAATATTCAGCAGTAAAGTGATACTGAGATTTATGTAAAGGTAAGATGCCACGTTTACTATCAGTTAAAGGGTTTGAAGGAGTACTTATTCATCCAGGAAATACAGCCCTCGACAGTGCCGGTTGTTTACTTGTTGGAAAGAATACCGTTAAAGGTAAACTTACTCAATCTAAAGATACATTTGCTAAATTATACAAGTCAATGAAAGCTGCTGCTGATAAAGGTGAAACTATTGAATTGGAGATAAAATAATGGAAGTACTTAGTGATATAACTTATAAAATCCTATTTAATCGAGTAAAAATCATAAATAGTTATAAGATAACTAATAGATCCAAAATGAAAGAAATTTTATATGCAATCCAACACAATCATCCAGAAGTTAAATTCAATAGAACATATAAAGATTTAACCAATGAATGAATTGCACATAACAGATTGTATAAATGAAACATTAAACCAGAAAAAACAAAAGATGTAGATTTAGGATTCAAAGAATCTTGAATTAACAAAATCATTTGAATTATATTAGGTGTATAATAAAAAATCCCGGGCATTTCTGCTCGGGATTTTTTATTATCAATTAATATGAGTATTCTTTCAACAGTTGTAGTTTGCATTTAATTTTTTATTATTAAATTATTCAGGAGAATCTATCATATAATAATAAGTTCCAAAATAAATAAGTTTATTTTCAGACATATCTATAATATTAAATAGAGGAATGTCACCTTCTCTACCTGTTCCGCTCCAAATACCAAGTTTATTTATATATTCCTCAATATTTCCATTACCATCTTCAATATCATTAATATGTTCTGGAATTATAGCCGATTGAAGAACTTCTTCAGGAATAATTTTCTTATAGAATTGATAAATAGCTTCATAATTTATTTCAGTAGAACCTCCTCCACCTCCACCTCCATCATCAGAACCATTATTATTTACATTAATAAAGGTACTTTCTTTTCAAGTTCTATCGTTATAATCAAACTCATAAGCTTTTCCATCTGATTTTATTCAAATGTAATCTTTAGGAGGTTCATTGTTATCCTCTCAAATTATTGTTTTCTTTTTAAGTTCCATTTTTCGTATAATTTTAAAATTCAAATCTTACAAATTTTGTATATTGACCATCCTGCAATACCACATAATATAAGAGTTATAGTAACTGCTATAGATGGTACTGTATATGTATCACAAACTCAAACTAAAACCCCAGCAACAATTGTTAGAATTAAAGCCATTATAGTTTTAATTATATTGTCTTTCATAGCTAAGCTCAAACTGATTTAAACAATTTGTTTAATTTATTGGCGTAATCTGGGTCAGTAGCATATTTTTGTTTACCGGATACAATTACAGAATAATATGCTTCTGGAGAATAATTAAACACTTTTCATTTCTTATCCACAAGATTTATCTTGTATTTAACATAATCTGATAAATCTTTAAATTTTCTAAATGGTTGTTTAACTGTTTTCTTTTGTCCATTTGTATATTCTGTAGTATCTTTCTGAACTCCATTACCACTAAAATCTTTAACTCCTCCGAAATTAAAATGTTCAGATAAAGTTGACTGACCTCATCTAGATTCTAATATATCTTGAGTAGCCAATCTCTTTGCAAATTCTTCTGCTTTATTTATTCCTCTAGATTTTAATTCCTTTAAATAAGCATTGTAAATATCTGATTTAAACAATTCTTTTTCAGATGTTTTATAAATCTTGCCTTTTCCAGAAGCAGACTCCGTTATTGGAACTGGATCTGGAAATGTATAATCTACATGTGTTTCTTCTTTTATTGATTGTGGTGTATTATTTTGTTCTATCGGTTTATACACTTTTACAGGCTCTACTGGAAATTTAGAGTCTTCTATTAAAAAAGAGGAACGATAATCCATTGGTTGTACTCTTACAATTTCTTGTTCCTTTGGAATAAAAGGACTATAAACCAATCCACCACGTTGAAGAACTTTTATCCTTTCTAATTTATCTTTAGTCATCGTTATGTATAATATTATATGCTCAATAAGGCATTATCTTACCACCTTGAGCATGTTTTTTACGCTTTCTGGCCCATTTCTTTGCTTGAATAGCAAAGTTTGCCCTCTTTCTTTGAAGTGCAGTAGCATTCGGATTGTTCATTACTTTATGAGCATGCTCCTGAACACCTTCTCCAGCAGCTTTAGCACTTTTAGTAAACTTACCTCTATTTTCTTTCTTTATATGAATTCCAGATTTAGCAAAAAGAATGCCGCCTTGTTCCTTAAGATATGGAGCCATTGCAGCTAATCCTTCACCTAATTTTTCTATTGTTAAGGTGTGTGCAGGAGCTCCTTTTTTAGGCATTTGTCCAAGTGCATCAAAAGATGTTGTGGCATCATGTAAAGGTTTTTCCCACTTTCTTCACAAAGCGTTTGGACCTTGAGGTACAATTAAATTTTCATTAATATTCATTCAATCAGACAAAGGTTCTCCTTCTACTATTGTTTTCCCAGAACTATATGGTAATTTAACCATTCCTTCTGGTGGAGGGGTTACTGTTGCAGGATTAATTTCAACAGCTTTCATCATTGCTTTTCTATGAGATGCTTTTGTATTAATTCCACGTTCGTTTCACAATCTTCTTAAGTATTGTGCTAATGAAATTTGATTAGATTTAACTAAATCCGCTCTTGCCAATTCAGCTCTTTTTGCTTCTCTTGCAGCACGAGAAGCTGCACTAAGTGGATTTGTTTTAGCAAATAGAGGACCACTAGCTAAATTAAAATAAGCAGGGTTGTTATCATTTATATATTCTGGTCCATTTAAAAATCTATCTAAAGTCGGATGCTGATTCATCCAATTATTATATCTATCTGACAGTTTGCCAAGAACATTAAGCATAACCTGTCCATTTACTCCCGGTGTTATTGGCATATTACTTTACAATTTTTAATTTAACATTTCCATTTTCTAAATGCACATATTTTCCACCTTCGTTTTGGAATCTTAATCAACGATTTTTAGGAGAATCTTTTTCTGGTGCAATATCTTTAAGTTCTATAACTTTTGGCCATTTAGCTATCATAATTAAGATAGCAATTAATAGCACAATTATAATTCCAATTAATAAAATATTCATAATTTATATATTTATATTGTTATACCTATTATATATTAAATGCGTGCGCAATATAGGAAAAAATTTTGATATTTCCAAATTATTTATTAAATTTGCAGTTGAATATGTAAAATGTTTAATTGCAATATAATACAAATCATGAATAAATTAGAAGCATTGAAATTAGGACTAGAACAAATGATAGATAATATTGATTGTAATAACAGTAATGCATCTGATGAAGAAATTGATGTTATTCTAGACATGGTTAATAAAGTTACTAATACACAAAATAAGTTAAGTAAATATCAAGCATGTAAGTATTTAAATATAAGTAGAGCTACATTTGATAATTGAGTAAGAGATGGTAAAATTCCTGAAGGTCGTAAAGAACAAGGTTTTAAGGAAAAGTTTTGAATTAAAAGTGATCTTGATAAAGTAAAAGAATAAATATATGCCAAGAAAAATAAAAATAAATAAAGGTGATTCTTGAATTAAAATTGCAAATGACAATAATTTATCATTAAATGATTTATTATATTGGAATGGTATTGATCCAATGTCTAGAGAAGCACTTCCAAGAATAAATCCTGGTCAAGAAATATACGTCAGTGATCCATATAGATTGCCAGCATCATCTATAATTACAGATGCTCCTATAGACTATTCAGATTATGGTGAAGCAGGAAAGCAATTAATAAATAATTATACTTTAGCTGTACAACAAGGTGCAATTAGTTTAGATAATGTTCCAGAAGCATATAGAACGGCTGTTTATCAAAGAGGCATTACCAATGCCACAAACAAAGCTGCTAATACTACTTTGAAAGTTGGATTAAATTTAGGTGCATTTTTATTGGACCCTGTTGGATATACATTAAGTACAGTTGGACAAAAAGGTATAGCATATACAACAGATAGAACTTCTGGAAGAAATGAATACGGAATAGAAGATGCATTGGGTTACACTCCAATAAAAGGACGTCAATATGCATCTGAACATCCTGCAGAAGCAGCTCTTATTGATGCCGGTGCTGGAATTGCTTCAGGAAGTTTATTAAGAAATCTTCCAAATTTTATTAGAGGTCTTGGACAAAACTGAAGAGCAATGATGCAAAACGCAGTAGCATCTACTGGTCAACAAAGACAAACGATGATGTATCCAGGTAAAGATACTTTTGGGACTGTTTATACATCTGGAACAAAAGGTATAGGAAAGACAGGAACTGTTAGAGCAGGTCGTGTTGGAGGATATAGTCCAAACACAAGTGCAAAAGGAGTATTTAACAATCAATCTTCTGGTAATGCTACCACGTGAGTTTCTCCAGATAAAACCATCCCTATGCTACCATTAACGCCTATTCCATTGAGCCCTGTTATTGGTCCGATTAATTGGATGAACAGACGTGATCCAAAAGTAGTAGTAAACAATCCCGAACAACATATATATGAACAACAATCATTTAATCGCTGACAATTGCCGATGCCAGCTGGAGGGATGATGGGAGAATTTAAACCAGGAACTGGAAATTTTGTTTTAACTGGGCACGCTCCAATTGGAAATAGTGTTGATCAACAAGCATTAACTAATGAAAGTATTAGAGTATATAACAATGATTACGCTCCAAGGATATCTACGTATGTTAAGGGAAATATAGAAGGTACTCCAAGTAATATTCATAGCGGACTAGGTATTATATGAGGTTCCGAAAATCCTGGAAATTTAATAATAAAGTAATATGAAATATAAATATAAAAATGGTGGAATTGTAAAGTTGCAGAATGCTTGAACTACTATTCCAAAACCAGAAGATGTTATATTGCGTAGTTGAGAAAGGCAACGGCAAAAAGAAATGCGATCTACATCTACTGGTAGAGCTTCTGGAATACACAACACAGATTTACCACTACAAACAGAATATCCAGAAGCTGTAGTACTTGGAGGAACCAAAGCACTGAAAACAATACCTCAAGTACTATCTGTAATGATGAATCCTGCAACAACATCTACAACTGCTGGAGCTATTACGGCAACTGGATTAGATGCAATCGGATTAGTAACAGGGCTCAATAATCTTGATAACTATCGTAGGAATTGACAAAACTTAACATTCAATGATACTCCTGGAATTATATTAAATGGATTATCGTTAATACCAGGTAGTAGTCAATTAACTAATTATAAAAACTTAAAATATTTAACAGATGCTACAAAGAACGGAATTAGAACCATCAGTCAACCATTGGTAAATAGGTGACGAACATCTGTTTATAATAATTTAATGCCATTCTCATATAATGAGACATATCTACAAGATGGTAAAAAGTATCAAGAATTTACAAATGCAATAAAAGATTTTATTTCTCCAAAAAGAATCGTTGAAAATCCCAAATGACAAAATTGAGCAACTTCTAATGGTGTTCCTTGGCATTTTAAATATGATTTAAAAGATGCGGATAAAATAACCGCAATAAGGCAAGAAATATACAAACGATACCTTGGGATAAAGTCTCCTGAACATTTTTATATAAAAAATTCTGATGGTACATATTCCTATAATTTTGACAATTTACCTGATTATGTTAAACAAAATTTTATAGATGCTGTATCTAATAAGTTTAGAGGTTTTGGTAAAGGTGTATCTGTTGGAGATTATTTAGGTAGTGCTGGAGGAAATGTACACGCCACAATAACAAAAACACCAAATGGAGATTTATCAGTCAAATATTTTGATATATTTGATGTAAATCCATTTAAGGACCCAAATCGTGTAGTAGATGCATTACCAAATTGAGCTAGAAAACTTTTATATAAAACTGGGCCTGATGCAGAATATGGAATAACTGTAACTGATACAAAACCATTAGGAAAATTATTAAAAGACTTTGAGTTATCTGATATAACTGGAGGTAAACCAGTTGTAGTAAAAAATTCTATAGATAATGTTCATGAAGTAACACCTACAGAATTGACCGTTAGACGTTCCGAAATGCCTATGAATAAGAATGAATTTTTAGATAACTATATTGAAAGTAGTGGATTCTGAGACATTTTCCCTGTTGATGAAATGAGTAAAGAAGACGTATTATCTGAGATAAGTAGAATAACAAAAGAAGCTGAAGAGAAAGGTGCATATAAAGATTATATTAAACACTTTAATCCAGATAGTTATCTTACTGAAAAAACTCCAAAAGAGTTATCTAAAGAATTTGGGCTTCATTCAGTATTACCAGAAAATAGTAAAATTTTACAAGAACGTCCTATAAGTGATGCAGAAAGACTTGGAATTCCTAAATCAATGCGTTCAAATCCAAAAGCATTAGAAGATCCGTATTATTGAGGATATCAGCAATGAAACGATAGATACAATGCTGCAGTTGAATCAGGAAATATTCAAGAAGGCAGAAGATTATATGATTTACATGAAGCTAGAAATGCTCCAAATACGCAAGTACGTGGAGATCATTATCATGGTACAAATAATGCAGAATACAACATAATGGATTCTACTAAAAATCCTGGAAGAACTGTTGGTGCTGGTGAAAAAACAAGTAACTTTTTTTCCGATATAGATCTTGCAAATACATATTTGATTGATGCTCAAGGAATGGGAACATGATATCAAGGTCCTGGAAGATTAATTAGAGCCAGACTTAATATAAAAAATCCATATATTTTTGATTACGAAGGTGCAAAATTTAATGGAAATGGTGGAACGGCCAAAGTATATAATTATTTAACCAAAACGTTTAAAGATTTTCAAAATGGGCAACTTAAATATTTTCCATCAGAATCAGATTTTATTGATTCATGACGAGCACAAAACAAATATTTAGGCAAGGTTGTTCCAGGTCGCGATTATACTTACAGTACATCTAAGGTTAAACCAGAAATAGCAGATCTTATGGATAATATAATAGATAGAAATGTTTATGATGGAGCAATAATCAAAAATATTAATGAAATAGGTAGTCCTGTAACAGATTATGTAACATTTACTCCAAATCAAGTAAAATTGTCTAATATTATTACATACGATAATCATGGAAATATGATCCCTATAGTAAAAAGACACAACTATCATAATCCAGATATGAGATATAAACAAGGCGGAATTCTTAAAGGTCAAAACGGTTTCTTAAACACTTGACAGAAAGCATATAATTCAAAGTT